AAAGAAAGCTGAAGATTTAAAAGGCGCAAAACTAATAAAGGGTACAAGTACAATCTTGTATAAGTAAATGAGAGCACCACAACGTTCATTGTTAAACTGGGGTAAACAGAAATGGAGAACCAAATCTGGCAAGAAGTCTAGTGAAACTGGTGAACGTTACCTTCCTTCTAAGGCTATCGCTGCTCTTAGTGATGCTGAGTATCGCGCTACAACCAGAGCCAAACGAGAGGGTAAGGCAAAGGGTAAACAGTTTGTGGCTCAACCGAAGAAGATTGCTAACAAGGTAAGGAAATATAGAAATGCCTAATGTTAATGGAAAGAAGTTCCCATATACTAAGAAGGGAATAGCTGCGGCTAAGAAAGCGCAGGAAGAAACTAAGAAGCCTATGAAGAAAAAGAAAAGTTTAATGTCAGGAAGCTACAAGTAATGGCTTTATATTTGACAAGTGGTGAATTGTATGAAGGCGAGACTCACGTTCTAGCAGGAACATTTTATACTGGTAAGACGAGAACTCCTGAGTCACGCAGACTCGTGGAAGGGCCTGACCCAGTGAGAGCCAGAAGCTCCAATGGCCAACTCAAAGGCGACGACCCCTCCACGAGTGATATAAACGAAGCGTATGAGAAACCCAAGCCCAAAAGGAAGCCTAAGAAAAAATAATGGTTAGACCTACATATGAGACTGAGGCTGACCTAAGTAGAGAAGAGAACATTGCTAGATACGCAGCACGTAAATGGAACTGTGCAATGCGTAAGCAAGATAAGTACAATCAGTTTGATTACCTGATAATAAAGGGAAAGGACGTAAAAGCTTTTGTAGAAATCAGAACAAGGACACATACAAGAGGAACTTACCCTACATGCTTTGTATCAGCTAACAAAGTGCAAGCTGCCTTTTCTATGCGTCTTGCCACTGGCTTACCGTGTATATTCTTAGTTGGTTGGAAAGACTGCATTGGGTGGGCATCTTTGACTGAGATGTATAAAATAACAATAGGTGGCAGAACAGATAGGGGAGATCCTGCCGATATTGAGGCTGTAGCAGAAATACCAATAGATAAGTTTACGATATTCGAATGAGTTTTATAAGTACCATATCTCAACAAGATCTGGCTTTGCTTAGAGGCATAGTTCGCAAAGTACATCTAGCGCATGTCGATGCAAAAGGGTTAGCAACCAATGAGCAGTGCGATAAGTTGATAGAAAGCATTGGCCCAGAGGTTGTAGAAAGAATGATTAAGTTTGGCGTAGATAAGGGATTGCGTTGATAAACTTTGCATACAAACCTGATGGCGAAGTCTTAAAACAGTTTATGAAAGACAATACTTTCTTTCGTGGCATAAGAGGTCCAGTTGGATCTGGTAAGTCTGTTGGGTGTTGTGTTGAAGTATTTAGGAGATCTTTGTCTCAAGACAAAAGTCCTGATGGTGTAAGGAAAAGTAGGTGGGCAATCATAAGAAATACAAACCCACAGCTTAGAACGACCACTATTAAGACTTGGCTTGATTGGTTTCCTGAGAATGAATGGGGTAAGTTTACTTGGTCTGTGCCTTATACACATCATATTAGAAAGGGTGACATAGACCTTGAGGTGATCTTCCTTGCTCTTGACCGTCCAGAAGATGTTAAAAAACTATTGTCCCTCGAGTTAACAGGCATCTGGATTAACGAGGCAAGGGAGATTCCTAAAAGTATTATTGATGCGTGTACGATGAGGGTAGGCAGGTATCCTTCTATGCGTGATGGTGGTCCAAGTTGGACAGGTGTTATTGCAGATACTAACGCACCAGAAGAAGATCATTGGTGGCCTATCATGTCTGGTGAAGTGCCAGTGCCAGATCATATTCCTAGAGAACAGGCTAAGATGTTGGTTAAGCCTGATAACTGGCAGTTCTTTACACAACCATCTGGTATGAAGGAAGTATACAATGAAGATGGTGAAGTAGAAGATTACTTGCCTAGCGATCAGGCAGAAAACAAAAAGAATATGATGAGAGGGTATTATCCCAATCTTATCCAAGGTAAAACAAAGTCTTGGATTGATGTCTATGTTATGAATAAACTAGGCACGATACAAGACGGAAAGCCAGTATATCCCATGTTTGCAAGCGAAACACATATTGCTAAAGAAGAAATACCAGTAGCGGCAGGTTTGCCTTTGTACATTGGTATTGATTTTGGTTTGACACCTGCGGCTGTTATAGGTCAGAAGGTTAGGAATAGATGGTTAATCCAATCAGAGGTCGTTGCTTTTGACATGGGTATTGTTAGATTTGCAGAGGTATTAAGAAATGAAATCGCTACTAGGTTTTCTCAGACTTCCGATGTCTATATATACGGTGATCCAGCAGGTGATTTTAGGGCGCAGACGGACGAATCTACCCCTTTCCACATACTTAGAGGTGCTGGCCTACGCGCATTTCCCGCCCCAAGTAATTCGGTGGATCTTCGCTTGGAGTCAGTGGCGCAGCAACTTAACAAGATGGTTGAAGGTAAACCTGCGTTTTTAATGGATAGAAGGTGTCAGCAACTTATCAAAGGCTTTGAGGGTGGTTATTCTTATAAACGTATGGAGGTAAGTGGTGAGCGATATGCAGATAAACCTGATAAGAATATGTACTCTCACATACACGATGCGCTACAATACTTGTTATTAGGTGCAGGAGAAGGGCGAGCTTTGATGTCAAATCAGAAACCTGCACACGTTATTCAAGCCAAAAAAGACTTTGATGTATTTAGTAGAAAGCCTAAAAGTGCGGCTAACAGACAGGGCTTCCGTTCTTTTGTGCGTTGAAATTTGTTTCGATTTGTGTTTACCAATAGGTAACAAGGAGTTTTGCTATGTGTAGAAAAAGAGCTAAAACAACAAAAACAAAAACCGCTAAAAAGGTTAGCAAGTCTGGTAAGGCTACTACTGTATCAAAAGCAGTAGTTAAGCCTACAACAAGACCTTATGAGCAAAAAGCAACGGCAGGTAAAGAAAAGTTTGAGTCTAATAAGGCTAGAGAATATTCTGTATCAAGGAAAAAAAAGAAAAAGAAAAAGGCTAAACAGGCTGCTGCTAGGCAAGCTGCTTTAGAAGCGCAAACTCCTGTAGACGTAGTTGATGAGCAAGTAACAGAACCAGTAACTCCTGATGGTGAAGCACCTCAATTGCCTATGGACCCAGTAGATGAAACTATGGGGCCACAAACTGGAACTGAGACTCCTGATGAGCCTATTTCTCAAACTGATATAGAAACTGCTACTGGTGGAACGGTAGGCGAAACCACGGTAACTGCACAATCTATTTATCAAAGAGATCCAGAAGAGGCTATATCAGATCAAGAAAGATTAGCTCAAGAAGAATTAAGAAGGCAGAGAATAAAAAGAGCTAGAGCAAAACAGTCTTTGCTTAGACGCAGATTAGAACGATCAAGAGAGGTTGGTTCTGGCAGAAGAGTTTTGTCTGGCACTGAAAGAGAATTAAATATACAGACAAGACAGGCAGGAACTGGTAGGCGTAGAGGCGCAGGTCGCAGATCTTTAATTACTGGTTCTACTGGTGGAATCGGATACTATAGTAGGTTCTTATAATGCATGACTCTAACAAATACTTGGAACGATATGAAAAAGCTAAAGCACATAGGCAAAACTTTGTTGACCTCTTTGAAGAGTGTTATGAGTATGCTCTTCCGCAACGTGAATCTTTTTATTATGAAACTGCGGGTCAGCGTAGAGATGATAAGATCTTTGATGAAACGGCAGTGGTTGGCGTTCAAGAGTTTGCTTCGAGGCTCCAATCGGGACTAGTTCCTAACTTTGCAAGATGGGCTGATCTTACCGCAGGTTCAGAAATACCTGTGTCTGAGAGAGACTTTGTAGACAATGACCTTGATGAAATAACTGAGTATGTGTTCGAAATACTACAGAACTCAAACTTTTCTCAGGAAGTGCATGAAGCTTTTATGGATCTAGCTGTTGGCACTGGTGTTCTTTGTGTTGATGAGGGTGATGCAATAAACCCTATTAAGTTTTCTGCGATACCATTACCGCATGTAGTTCTAGATACTGGCCCTGATGATAAGATAGATCATGTGTTTAGAGAGCGCAAAGGTATAAGAAACTCTGAAATAACAATACTTTACCCAGATGCAAAGCTAGATAATCAAGTACAGCAAAGAGTAAAGCAAGACCCAGAGGGCAAATGTTCTGTCTTAGAGGTTGTTTGTAAGGACTACACTAAACGAAATGAAGAAGCCTACTTATATTATGTAATAGATCTTTCTACTAAAACATATCTAGTTGAAAGAAACTTTAAGGGTGTAGGCTCTAATCCATACGTTTGTTTTAGATGGTCTAAGTGTGCAGGAGAAGTGTATGGCAGAGGCCCATTAATCAATGCTTTATCCGCTATTAAGACTACTAACTTGACTATACAGTTAATATTAGAAAATGCACAAATGGCTATCTCTGGCATTTACCAGATGGATGATGACGGAATCATTAACCCAGATACTATCAATTTAGTCCCTGGCACGATAATACCTAAGTCACCTCAATCTGGTGGGCTACAGCCAATACAATCGGCAGGAAGATTTGATGTTGCTGATATAGTTTTAAGCGATATGCGCTTGAATATAAAACGTGCATTATACAATGATATGTTAGGAAATCCAGATAGAACTCCTGCATCTGCTACAGAAGTGGCAGAACGTATGGCAGATTTGTCACGTAGGATAGGATCAGCGTTTGGTAGGCTGCAAGCAGAACTAGTACAGCCAGTATTGCAAAGGGTAATCTATATTCTTAAGAAGCAGGGTCGTATTGAAATGCCTACTGTTAATGGTCGAGAAGTTAAGATACGCTCTGTTTCTCCATTAGCACAGGCACAATCAAACCAAGACATTACATCTGTTTCTAGATTCCTAGAGTTAGTAAATGCTTACTTTGGTCCCGATACTACGAATATTCTTATTAACTCAGAAGAGACCGCTATTCACCTAGCTAAGAAATTTGGTGTGCCTGATGGGTTGATTCGTGATAGAGAAGAGCGTAGAGAGATAGTTGCGATGATGCAGCAAATGCAACAAATGCAACAACAGGAACAATTAGCAGGACCACCTATTGCCGCAGAATAGTCATATTGGTTTAGACGGAATAGCAAGAAAGAAAGCAGAAGAAGATAGAATAAGCCTTAACTTTGGCTCTTTATTTTCTGAACCTACTGGTCAAGAGATTCTTAAATACTTGCGTAGTATTACTATAGAAATGGTTAGCGGTCCTAACATTAGCACTGATGAGTTGCGTCATTTAGAGGGTCAGCGTTATTTAGTTGGCCTAATAGAGCGTCATATTCAAAGATCACATAAGGTAAAGAATAATGAATGAACAGGTTCAAGAAGCAGAAGCAACAGCAGAACTGCCTCCACAAGAGGAAAGAGACTTTGTAGTAGCTGAAGATCTAGAGGCTAAAACAGAAGAACGACCAGAATGGTTGCCAGAAAAATACAAATCCGGTGAGGACTTAGCTAAAGCATATAAGGAGCTTGAGTCCAAACTAGGTACTAAAGACGAAGATATTCGCGCTGAAGTATTAAAAGAGATTGAAGCCGAGAGTTTTAAGGATAGACCAGACAGTGCAGGTGACTATCAACTTCCCGATTATATAGATGAAGAAAGTGCTATAGATAGTGATGTGTTAAAATGGTGGGCAGATCACGCATTTACTTATGGGTTTAGTCAATCTGAGTTTGAAGAGGGTATAGATAAAGTTATGCAGGTAAGCATGGCTGACATACCAGACCCAGAACAAGAGATGGAGAAACTTGGTGATAATGCTAATGCTAGAGTAGAAGCTGCTGCATTATTTTCCAAGCAGTTTTTCCCAGAAGAGCACATGGAATCTATTGAAAGATTAACAGAAACTGCTGAAGGCTTGATGGCTCTTGAGTTTATTATGGAGAAACTACAGTCTCCATTTATAGGTAGTGATGCTACACCATCTGGTAAGATTACAGAGCAAGGGCTAAGAGAAATGATGCAAGATGAAAGATACTGGCATCCTGCTCGAAGAAACAATGACTTTATACAAGAAGTAAATGATGGTTTCCAAAAGCTTTATAACGGCTGAAAAGAAGGTAATAAAAAGGGGTAAGGCGTATCTTACCCCTATGAAGCATTATCATATACAAGAGTTTGCACATATTGTTCACCCTAAGAATAAGGCTGAAACAAAAGACTTTGGCTACGATTCTTTCGAAGAATCCATAGAAGAAATGTATGATGAGTCAGAAGCTTATGTATGCCGCAATGCTAATGGTGAAATAGTTTTTATTGGCGGTTTAGACCTTTCTGAAGAAGTGCCGCATATGTTTGCAATATTTGCAAATAATCTTGATTACAATGTTGTATTGGTAGCAAAGATGTCTAAATCTTTATTAAATATGTTTGATAGAGTTCATCCTGTTATTACTATGACTATACTTTCTAAGAATGAACACATGCTAAATTGGGCATGTTGGCTTGGGTTTGAACCTGTAGAAATGAGCGCAGATAACAAGTTTGTTGAATTTGTGCGTTGCAATTTTGAAAATTATGATGTTAATAATAAATCATTACGACCCATAGTGCATTGATCGGCCCTAATGGATACCCGAATTGATATGTGAGCGTGGATACTCGTAGCAATCGGAAACTCAATTAAGGACTGTAAAATGGCTAATACAATAGACCAAGCCTTTATAAAGCAGTTTGAAACTGAAGTTCACATGGCGTATCAGCGTATGGGTTCCAAGCTACGGAACACTATTCGCTCTACAAATGTGACAGGTTCAACTGCACGATTCCAGAAAATAGGCACTGGATCAGCGTCAACAAAATCACGCAATGGTAATGTAACTCCTATGGAGCTAGTACACACCAATGTCGAAGTAACAATGAGTGACTTCTATGCTGCTGAATATATCGACAAGCTTGATGAGTTGAAAACAAATATCAACGAGCGTCAAGCTGTAGCTCAATCTGCTGCTGCTGCTCTTGGTAGAAAAACTGATGAGCTTATCATTGCTGCTATGGATGCAGGTGCTAACTCTACTCAAATACATGACACTAGCTCTGCTCTTGAAAAAGCAGATCTTCTATCATTGTTTGAAACAATGGGTACGGCAGATGTTCCAGAAGACGGGCAACGCTATCTTGCGATGTCTCCTGCAGGATACGCTGACTTGTTTGCAATTAACGAGTTTGCATCATCAGACTTTGTTGGACCGCAAAACTTACCGTTTGCAGGTGGCATGACAATGAAAGAGTTCTTGGGCTTCAAGATCTTCTCAACGTCTGCTGTAGCAGGTGGTAAAAACTTTGCTTACCATACAACTGCTGTAGGTATCGGTGTGAACTCTGATGTTCAAACTGAAGTAAACTATGTTGCTGAGAAAGTATCTCACTTAGCAACATCAATGATGTCAATGGGCGCTGTAGCTATCGATGATAACGGTATCTACGAAGTCCTAGACAATAACTAAGAGGAGGACTTATAAATGGCTTTTTCTGCATCTGGTCTAACTCGTATGGCAGGTGGTGGTGGTCATAGCCTTTGGTTTTATGACTCAACTGATGCCATGACAGCGGTTCGCGCTTCTGGTTACTTTAATGACGCTGCTAGCATGTTGAATGTTGGTGACGCTATTTTTGTACTAGATAGTGACGCTCCTACTCTCAGCGTATCATTAGTATTATCGAACACAGGTTCGGTAGTAGATATTGCTGACGGTACAGCTATTACTGTAACCGACACTGACTAACAGGGTGGGGGCGAAAGCCCCCTCTCTTTACATAGAGGTTCACAATGGCAAGTACCCCTGCAAATAGTGCAATTGATATATGTAGCCGCGCTCTCATCTTAATTGGTGCAGAGCCTATTACTTCTTTTGAGGATGATACATCTGAAGCTTTGATTGCAGGTAACATGTATGAAGATATTGCAAGAACTAATCTTACCTCTACACGTTGGAGGTTTGCAACAAACCAAGCGGTATTAAATAGATTGACTGACGCTCCTACTGGGCGATTTGATTCTGCTTATCAATTACCTGACTATTTGTTTCTTCATGCTGTTACGGTTAGAGATTTTCAGATTGAATATAATGTTTATGGAAACAAAGTATTTTGTGATGCTGATCCTGCTGATATTCTTATAGCTGATTACACATATAGGGCTAGTGAGGTTGATTGGCCTTCTTACTTTTCGGTATGTGTAGAATATGCAATGGCTGTTGTGTTTGCTACCGCATTGATAAGAGATACTTCTTTATCTAACTTAATGTCTACTCAATATGAGTTTCTTATGGCTAAAGCTAGATCAACAGATTCACAGCAACAAACCACTCGTAAGATTGTAACATCAAGGTTTATTACTAACAGGCGAAGCTAAATGCAAAAGGCTAGAATACCTATAACAAACTTTCAGTATGGTGAAATTAGTCCGTCTTTGGTATCAAGGACGGATTCTCCAATTTATAACTCGTCTGCTCAGAGCGTAAAAAACTTTTTTATAAGAACAGAAGGTGGTGTGGCTAAAAGAGGTGGGTTTCAAGCACTACATGATTTTACTGCTATAACAGAAGATACATCTATAAGACAGCAAGTAAGATTAATACCTTTTGTTTTTTCAGACGATGAGCAATATGTTATAGCCTTCTCGCATCAGAAGTGTGAAATATTCTTTATTAATCCTACAACTGGTGCGCTTAGTTTAGCAACAACGCTTACACAAGATGTTGACTCAAATGTTTTGCAATGGGATCAGGCTTATCTGCACGAAATGACTTATGCTCAAGGTGGAGATGTTCTATTTCTTTGCCACAATACATTTATGTGTCAACAGATTGTAAGAACTGGATTAAATAGTTTCCAAGTTGAACAGTTTAATTTTCAGCTACAAGCAGGTGGAGCTAAGATTTATCAACCATATTATTCATTTCAGCCAACAGGAATGACATTAGACCCTTCTGCTACAACTGGTACTGCTATTACATTAACAACAAGTGCTGCTTATTTTGACACTACAGGAACACAAACTGGAGGAGATTACTTAAGTTCTAAGCATGTTGGCGTAACTTTGTTATACCATGAGGCTGAGATATATATTACATCTGTTCAATCTTCTACATCTGCTACTGGTAGAGTTGTTGATGAGCTTTTTGTGCAACTTGATCCTAATGCTATAAGAACAACTGATGGGTCAGCTAACCTAGAGATTACTCATATTAATCATGGAATGACTACAAGTGATAGTATTACTATAAGAAATGCTACTAGCGTTGGTGGTATAAATGAGGGTCAAATCAATGGCACAAGATCAATACAATCTGTTTTAGATGAGAACAGATATATTGTTACCGCAGGTGCGGCTGCAAATACATCAGAAGATGGCGGTGGATTTATACAAATAGTTACACATGCTGCAACACAGCAATGGATGGAACAGTCTTACTCTTCATTACGTGGTTATCCTGCTGCTGTTGGCTTTCATGAGAATAGATTGTGGTTTGGCGGTACGCTATCACAGCCTGATACTGTATGGGCAAGTAAATCTGGTTTGTATTATAACTTTGATATTGGTGATGCTGCCGACGATGATGGATTAGAACTTGTAATGAGTATTGGTGAGGTTGCTACTATACGTCACTTTGTATCTAACAGAGATATACATATTTTTACCGCAGGTTCCGAGTTTTTTATTCCTACATTTGAGAATCAACCTATTACTCCAACAAATGCTAGAGTTAAAAGGCAAACATCTTTTGGCTCTACATTTGTAAGACCGCAACCTTTTTATGGTGCTACAATCTTTGGGCAGATTGGCGGCAAGATGATGCGTCAGTTTGTATTTGATGATAGTCAACAAGCTTATAAGGCCGACCCAATTTCATTGCTTTCTTCTCATTTGATAAACGATCCTGTTCAAATGTGTGTGATTAGTGGCGCGGTGAACACAGCCGAGTCATTTGTTTTTGCTCAAAACTTTACAGGAGAGATTGCGGTATATAACTTAAACAGAGTTGAAGGTGTTGCAGGATGGACAAGATTTGAAACCAACGGTTCGTTTCACTCTGTTACTGCTATTGGTAATAGGGTTTTTGCTGTTATTAAGACCGATCTTGGATCAGGTACAAAGAGTTTTGTATTTACTGAGCTAAATCAAAATGTAAGTCTTGATATTGGCAATGCTTATACTGGTACGGCAGGTGTTTTTACTGTATCTGATTATTTTGAAAATGGCGCAGAAGTTGATGTAATAAGCTCTACAGACTACTTAGGTAAATTTACTGTGTCTGGTGGTCAGGTAGACGTTTCGGCTGTAGACGCCTCTCTCACAAGCTGTCAGGTAGGTTTTGGTTTTGATGTAGAGTTAAAGACTAATCCAATAGATGTTAATACTGCTATTGGCCCAGAAACAGGGCAACCTAGAAGTTTGTCTAGAGTAATACTAGATTTATCTGAGACTCTCTCTGTTTCAGTAAACAACAAAAAATTAATAATAAGAAAAGTAAACAATGACTTTAGCCAACCACGGCAAGCGGTCACAGGGAAAAGGGAGTTCTACTTACTGGGATACAACAAAGATCCTCAGATTACAGTAACGCAAACTGCACCTATGTTTATACAAGTTAACGGTTTAGTCGCGGAGGTATCTTTCTAATGAACGCCTTAAGTATTTTTACTACTGTGCTTGGTTTTGCAGGTACTAAAAAACAATATGACTATCAGAAAGCAGAAGCCGCAAGGAGAGCAGAGCTTGGTGTATTTGACGCTAGGCAAAAAGTTAATGAGTTATTCTTGGCAAAGGCTCAGGCTATAAGTGAAGGTAATCGTAGGATCGAAGAAATGAAAGTAGCTGAGTCCCAGAACATTGCTATGTTTAGCGCAATGGGAAGGGAAGATAGATCCGTACAAGCTTTCTTAAAAAAGAATAGAGAGACTGTTGCCGAAGACCTTGGAGATCTGGAGCGTATGTCTAATCTGCAATCTGCTAAGTATGCAACTGCTGCTGCTATAGATTACAAATATGGACAAGGCGCTGCTGCAGGAATAAGAGCAGAAGCTAATATAAACTTATTAAGCAATCTATCTAGTTTGCTAAAAAATATAGACATGACCCCATGAGGATTACGTTATGCCAGTAGTTAGGGAAAAAAGACAAGTAGGCAGTATAGGGCCAATAGGAGTTGTTAGCTCTAGAGGTGGTGATGCCGAAAGATATAGAAGATTAGCTAACGCTACTGATAAACTAACTCAACTTGCTATTGGTGAAATGGGTAGGCAAGCCCAGATAAGTGCAACTGAAAAAGCACAGCAACTTGATATAGAAAAGATTACTACAATTAATCCTAAGACTGGTAAGCCAGAAGCTTTAGATTGGATTGGTGATAATAGATTTATTGGAAGAACTGGTGCAGAAGCTTATGAAAAAGCTGTTGCTGAAAGATTTCAGTTTTCAATAGAAAATGAAATAAAAACCAAAGCTACTGAAGTTGCTCTTAAATATGAGAATGACCCTAATGCTTTTCAAGCATATGAAAGAGAGATGAACACATACCTTGATGGTATGCTAAGAGCTTCAGAGCAAGATGGTAAAGCCACTTCATATACAAACTATATTGCTGATACTGGTGTTCAATATGTTACAGCTACCAAGCTAAACATGATGCAGGAGCAAAATAGAAGGGAAAGAGCTAAGACTGCAATCGAAGTTCTTCAGAAAAATGCAGGTAGATTAGATCTAATTAGACAATATTCAAAAGAAGGCAAAGATGCTTCTGAGCTTATTAATTCTGTTAAGAGTAGTATTGCAGGATTAGAAGAAGGCGCTCTTGTTGATAGGGGTACTATAGATAAGTGGAGACAGATTACTTCTATATCTCATGCCGAAGGTGTTATTGATAGAGAGTTTAGCAAAATAGGTAGGGAGAGTGCAGCTAGAATTGCTGATGCAATACAAGTTCAAGACACTACTGATTTAGATGAAGCTGAGTTGGCTATCTATAATGACATTACAAAATACATGATGCAATCTGTAGATGCAGGTAATGGTGAGTTCGTAGAAACATTAGACTTTGAGGCTTTGGCAGGTGTTGCTACATATGCAAATCAGTCTGCTGCTGTAGAAGAAAACAATTTCCAAAGAGATATAAATGCTAATCGATATTCAAGACAAATAGAAATAGAAAGATTTGTTACTGATAATGTAAATGATGTCGAGGCTGTTATAAATGATTTTGATGAGTTCGACCCACAAACTGCAAGAGAAAATGTTGCAGGAAGATTTACAGCCGATACTCAAATTTTATTAGATAAGTCTAAAGAGTTAGATTTAACACCATCACAATTCTTATCTTTAAGAGATAGTATAAGAAAAGCATATGCTACCAAACTTATAATAGAATTGTATGATGAGATCGAAGGCTCTCCAAATGATAGAGAGCAAGCTATAAATAAAATAATTATTGAAAGAGATGCAGGTTTATTAACTGGAAAAGCTAAAGGTATTGCTAATGCTCTAAAAGATATTACTACTATAGAGCATAGAAATATGCTTACTGAAATATCTAGAGAATACTCTAATGTAGATAGCAGAACTTCAGAGAAGTTTAGGGCAGAGCGAAGTTTATTTGAGCAACAGTTATCTAATGGTTATGTAAAAAATATTTCACAATCATCTAGCTTTGTTACTGCTTCTGAGCTTCTTTCTGAGTTTGAGGGAAAGATCAGAGATTTTGACTTTCTTAGTGCTACACAAAAATCTGCTTATATAGATAGAGCTAGAGATGCTGCGGCTAGTGTGTATATGGGCAAAGAGGCTACAAAGTTAGGCATGAACTCTGCGGCTATGGCTGCTGCGGCTGCTTATGCTGCAAACCCAAATGACAAAGAAGGCGTTCCTCAAGAAATAATAGACATGGTTGATCGTGCCAAAACTATAGGGTCTGATAGTTTTGCTGTTGAGTCAAGACTTGTTCAAATGACAAGCAGACTTTCTGTAAAAGAATCAAAAGAAAAAATAAGAAGAGAAAAAGCAGAGATAAATAGATCTTTACAAAATGGCTTACCAGTTGATGATAATAAAACTCATAGAGAATATGTAGAAGAAATAATACTTCAGCAAGCAAACAATGACCCGAACTACTTTAGAAGTTCGGAGATTTTAAATTTAAGAAATCCTGCTACACAACTTCTTTATAAATCTATAGAATCTGGCGTTATACCTACCGCTATGTTTGATGATTTAGAAAAACTTGCTAATGGCAATCTTAATGCTAGTGATGAAGAGGCAAGGAATTTACTTTCTTTTTATACTCATTTTTCTTCACAACCTTTAAAAACAGGTTTTATAAATCTATGGCAAAGTACAAACTTGGGTAATGAAACAATGGCTAAACTTGAAGCAGTCATGTTAGTTTCTCAATCTACTGAAGCAGATATTCCTGCAATATATCAACAACTTAAAGCTGCTAATACTAAATCTATGGCAACTGCTAGGAGCGAAGCTTTGGGAGGATCTGTTCAAGACTTTATTGCTAGAGAGGTCAGTGAAGCTGCAACAAATCCAGAAGCAGTTAAAATGCTTACTCCATTAGTAAAATACTTGTACGCAACAGAACAAGATGCAGATCAACTTTCAACAGCAATAAAAGCATTTTATGAAAAAGCATTTTTGCCAAGCGAAGGATATATATTAGATTATGGTCATTCTACTGGAAGCAGGTCTAAGTTTTCTTTAGATGCTGTTTTTAAAGGAAATGAAGAACTTAAAACTTATTTTGTAAATAAAGTTAATACAGAAATAATTCTTGCAGCAAAAAGAACTAACACAATAGCAAAAACTATTTCTAATTCTGATATAAAGAATAGAGCTTATTTAATGCCTTTACCTTCTTCATCAGGAATAACTGGTTATATGTTGGTAGAACAAAGAGGTGGCGCTTTGCATCCTGTTATTGATCCTACAACCTCAATACCATTTCAATTTAGCACGGCAGAGCCAGACGTTATTCAAAAAGCAGAAGAGCTTTCTGTGAAAGAGTTTAATGAGCTACCAACCAAACAAGAAATATTTGACCTAAGAACTTCTGTAGCGGAAAGGGCTAATGTTGGTGTAACGGGCACAGGAACTACATCTACTGGTGTTGCGCCTGTTGGTTCAGAGTTTTTACCAATGGGTAATTAAACATGGTTGTTGATTTAAGATATACAATTGCACCATTATCAACTTTACCAGAAGTTGCTGTTGAAGAATATGAATATAATCCGACAACATGGGATACAGTAAAAGCTCAACTAGATTACAGCTATGGTGGAATTATTGACTCAATTAGAAATGAGTCAAGGTTTGGGCATCTTGATATGGATTTGGAATATAATCCATTAGAAGATATAGAAGGATATGAAGAGTATTTTGATTCTCTTGTTTTTGCAAAGAACAAAGATCATATGTCTATTCTTAAAAATCAAATAGATGAGCGCAATGATTCTAGAGAAGTGTTAGCTCAAGCAAGCTTAATACAAAATCTAGCCGCAGGTATTGTTGACCCTGTTAATCTTATTGCTTTACCTTTTGGTGGTCCTACTGTTGGTATTGCTAGATCTCTAGCTAGAGGTGGTGCAGCCGCAGGTCTTACTCAAGCTGCAATCGAAGTTCCTCGACTAATGACTGACCCTACTGCAACAGGCCCAGAGGCAGGATTAAATATTGCAGCCACTACTGTTTTTGGTAGTATGATCTCTGGTGCAACAAGTATACCATTAACTAAAAGAGCTTTGGCTTTTCAACAGCATGAGCAAACTCACAAAGAGTTTATGGAAGCTTTAGATATATCTGAAGATGTAGGCAATATAACAGCAGATGATCTTGCTAGCAAACTTAACAGAGAAGACAGAAAATATGGTGGTCTAAAACAAAAAGAGGTAATGGACTATATTAAAAAAGAAGAAAAAACATTATTTGGTATAGAGCAAAATATACCGCCTCTTGACGCTGATATTAAGAAAGTACAATTAGATTTAAATAATGCATTAAAAAATGATGTATCTATAGCTGAAAGAATGGGCTTTGAAAGAGAAGTCAAAGCACTTGAGCAAAAAAGAATTTCTTTAGGTAAAGCTCAACAAGAGTCGTCTGAAATAATTTATAATCTAAAAAAAGAACGTAGCATTAGATCATTTGAAGATGCTCAAGTTAAAGGAGTAAATGATCCTTATAGCTTAGACTCTAATATATTTATAGACAGCCCATTTTTTAAATTTGTTACGACACCATTTAAAAGAGTTCTTCAGTCTAACATTAGTCAGTCTGCAAAAAAATCAATGTTAAAATTAGCAAATGATAGTGGATTAGCTCTTGCAGCAAATAGGTTTGGAAAAGTTGTTGGCCCATCTGTTTATCAAAAAGCAAAACTAATGGAGGCCGAATGGGTTCAGACTGATTCTGTTCTAAAAAGACTATGGGGCGAAAGTATTGGCGAAACTCCAAAAGTTAAGCTAGGTATAAATTTTACTGATGTGATTGAGCATGGTTCAAAAATAAAAGGTAAGTTTACTGGCACTGATAAATCTAGAACTTATAATGACTTTCTTAAACAAGCCAATGAAAAAAGAATAAATGGCATAAAGGGTAGTAGTGATTACGAAAAGCAAGCTATCCAAGCTATGAATGATTTTTATAAAAACTGGGAAGATAGGTTAGAAGACATAGGTTTACTTGGTTCTTCTGGAAAACTTTCTGATGACATAGGTTATCTAAGAAAAAAAATTGATAGGCTTGAATTAAAACAAGCTAAGTACAAAAGCAAAAGGCTTAAAACTTTTTACAAAAATAAAATTGCTAGATTGAAAGAAGAGATAGAAGAAAAAGAACTTACTTTAGAAACTCTAAAAGATTATGATTTAAGGCCTGCGAATGAAGATGTCTTTATGCCTAGATATTGGAATATTTCTGCAATCAAAAAGGATAGAGCAAGATTAGAACAAATCATAGCTAACTGGTATTCAGAGCATCCATATGTGTACGCAAAAGTAAACGGCAAGTATGTTCGTCAAGATTTAGACCCAGATCCAGACAGTGTTTTGGAAAGAGCTAGGCAAACTGTTGATAATATTCTTGGCATCAAAGATATAGCAGATCCAGAAGTAGTCGCTTATGGTTATGGTAAATCAAAACATCTTAGACATAGAGAGTTAGATATACCCAATAAGCTTGTCTATGATTTTATTGTTCAAGATCCAATGGCTATTATGAGAACTTATGCTCATAAAACAGCAGGTGTTTATCAATTCTACAAAGAGTTTGGTCGTAGAGGCATTGTAGATGTTCTTGAAGATCTTGAGGAAGATATGCTTATAGAAGGCAAATCTCAAAAAGACATTAATGTTTTTAGAAAAGATTTTAAAGCTATGTACGATAGGATTGTTGGTTCACCAATGAGCGATCCTAGTCGATGGGATAATCAAGTAGTAAATGTTATGAAAGATTTTGCGTATCTAAATTATTTAGGTTCCGCAGGTTTTTCAGCTATTCCTGATTTTTCTAGAATTATTATGGAGCATGAAATTGGTGATGTTATTAAAGGTTTAACATCTATTTTAGATGAAAATGCTATGAAGCTTACAAAAGCTGATAGGGAGGCAGCAAATGAGGGCTTAGATATTATGGTTGGTAGTTCTCATTTACGTATGACAGAACACATGAGCAATAATCCTATGCAAAATGGTGTATGGGATGTTGCAAGAAATGTATATAGCATTGCAAACTTGTTAGGCCCAATGACTGTTATAGCTAAAGAATTAGACAGTATTGTTAGGGGTCATACTCTAATGAAGCTTTCTTTAAAGTTAGCAGAAGGTAAATCTATAAGTAATAAAGATGTAACCTATTTAGCTAGATATAATATTGATGAGGCTATGGCAAAACGCATAGCAAAAATGCCTTATCAAAAATCTGGAAGGGAACTATTATTAGCAAATACTACTGAATGGACAGATGCCGAGGCTACAGAAACATTTAGAAGTGCCCTGTCAAGTGGTATATTAAACACAGTAATGATGGGTACTCCTGCTGATAAACCAATTATTACAGATGGTGTTGTTTACGTGCCTTACAAGATTGCAAGAACATTTGGCTATAATGAAGATAATATTGTAAAGGGTTACTCAAAGGTTGAGTCTGGATTGCTTGGGCTACCATTTCAGTTTATGAGTTATTCTTTTGCAGCAATGAATAAAGTTACTGGCGCTTATTCTCAGAATCAAATTAAAAATAGAATGGCAGGTGTATTTGCTGCAATGGGTCTTGGTTATCTCTCTGTTAAAATTAAAACGCCAGATTTTGCTTGGGAAGATATGGATATGTCGGATAGATTTACTAGGGCATTTGATCAAAGTGGACTGTTAGCTCTTTACTCTGATTTATTGTATACATCTATTTCTACTTCAATGGCTCTTGGGCATGGGAATTATATGGAAGGACTAGTGTCTGCTAAGTTTCCTCAAGACCCAGATGCTATTGCAGCATTTACTGGGATTATGGGCGCAGGTCCAAGTATAGCAAGTGATCTTACAATTAATCCTGCCGTTGACTTTCTTAACGGAGATTATGGTGAAGGCGCTAAAGATTTTATGAGAAGTTTGCCTTTTGCTAGACTTTGGTTGTGGAAAGATGAGATGAACTCTTTCTCATTAGGTCTTTCTCGTTCTTTTTAATTGTGCGGATAGAATTGTTTTTTGTGCGTTGCAGCTTTCTTAATTGATTTATATTCTATGCTCAAATGAGGATTTGATATGACAATTAACATAGCAGACAATTCACCGCGTATTTCTTACACAGTAGCGCAAGGCGTAACGCAAACAAGCTTTGCAGTACCATTCGAGTTTTTTGATAATGCAGATCTTAACGTATACATAGATGGGACACTCAAAACAATTACTACTCACTACACTGTTTCGGGTGGTGATGGTTCTACTGGTACTGTTTCTATGTCTGTCACAGGTGGCACTGGTGGGTCTACTGTTGTTATTACCCGTGATATTGAATTAGAGAGAACGACGGATTTCCCAGTATCAGGCGCATTTAATATTGTAGCTTTGAATACAGAATTAGATAGATTAGTTGCTATTGCTGCTGACTTAGATGATAGAGCATCAAGAGCATTACAACTTACTGATTTTGATGCTGCGGTGTCACTCGTCCTCCCCGAAGTTGACACTCGTAAAGGAAAGACGCTCGCTTTCAACGCATCAACTGGCGCAGTAGAAGCAGGACCAAGTATCTCTGACGTACAAACTGTTTCTGCTGCGTCTACTGATATAGCATTACTTGCTGATATACAAGATGGTACTACGGCGACTAACGCAATTACTACTGTAGCTTCTAATGATTCTAACATAACTACTGTTGCAGGAATATCTTCAAACGTAACTACTGTTGCAGGAATTAGTTCTGATGTTACAGCTGTTGCAGCTGATGCTACTGACATTGGAACTGTGGCAACTAATATAGCTAGCGTTAATACTGTTGCCTCAAACATTACAGATGTTGTTGCTGTTGCTAATGATTTAAACGAAGCGGTGTCAGAAGTAGAGACTGTAGCTAATGATCTTAATGAAGCTGTGTCTGAAATAGATACAGTTGCTACAAATATTACAAACGTAAATACTGTTGGCGCAGCGATAACTAATGTAAATACAGTAGCGACAGGAATATCTAATGTTAATACAGTAGCAGGTATTTCTTCTAACGTTACTACTGTTGCAGGAATAAGTAGTAATGTAACTACTGTAGCAGGTATATCAAGTGATGTTACCGCAGTAGCAGGTGACGCAACAGATATAGGAACTGTTGCAACTAATATTTCTAATGTAAATGCAGTTGGTGGCAATATATCTAATGTTAATTCTGTAGCGAGTAATGCTACTAATATTAATGCCGTTGCTGCGGATGCTACTGATATAGGCACTGTTGCGACAGATATTGCAAATGTAAACACTGTTGCAGGTATTTCATCAAATGTAACAACAGTCTCAGGTATAAGCTCTAATGTAACAACAGTCGCAGGTATTAGCGCAAATGTAACAACGGTTGCAGGTGATACAACAAACATTGGTACGATTGCTACTAACCTAAATGGTACTGACACTATTGGTACGGTAGCAGGGTCAATAACCAATGTTAATAATGTGGGCGGTTCTATTACAAATGTAAATACTGTGGCGTCTAATCTTTCTAGCGTAAATAGTTTTGCAGCTACCTATCGTATTGGATCTTCTGATCCAACAACTAGCCTTGATGAGGGTGATTTATTTTACAATACAACAAGCAACGTACTTAAAGTATACAACGGCTCCGCTTGGGAAGCAGGTGTAACGGCAGGTTCTGGGTTCTTAGCTCTAACTGGTGGTACACTTACTGGCGATGTAATCTTTGGTGACAACGACAAAGCCATCTTTGGCGCAGGGTCTGACCTACAGATTTACCATGATGGGTCTAATAGTTATATCAGTGACCAAGGTACAGGCAATCTTCGTGTTTTAGCTACCAACTTTAATGTAAAAGATGCAACTGGAACAAGGGATTTGTTCTATGCGCAAGATGGCGGTTTAACAAAGATTTATTATAATGGCCTTGACCGTATAGAAACCACCTCCACAGGTATTGACGTAACTGGCACTCTTACGTCTTCTGATAGTTTAGTCGTTGGAGCTTCGTCAACTGTTACTGTTTTTGAGGCAACTGGCTCAAAGAATGACCAATGGGCAGGGAAGTTTACTAATACAAACAGTGGCGGCTTTGGAGTTTTAGCTATTACGGCAGGGTCTACCGCAAACGAAAAAGCATTTGAGGTTCGCAAGAACACGTCTGACACTGCAATGCTCATAGATGGTCTTGGCAATGTTGGCATTGGGACGACAGCCCCACATGATGACGGAGCAAACTTTAGTACGCTTACGCTTAATGGTGCAAAAGGTGGTAGCATAGTTTTCTCAGATGATGATGTTAATCAACATCAAATTTTTACAACAGATGATGCTTCTCTTAGATTTGCTCGTGGCTCAGCTTTAAGCAGTGAATCTATGCGCATCGACAGCAGCGGTAACTTGCTGGTGGGTGTCTCTAGCAGTTCCGCTAATATGGCAGGTGTTGAGATTGCTAGTAATGGGCAGCTATACGCCTCAACATCAAGTTCATCTGGTCACTTCTTTAATAGGCAATCCACAGATGGCGACATTGTATCGTTCCGCAAAGACGGCTCCACTGTGGGGAGTATTGGTATTGAGTCCACTGGTTTTGTTTTAGATGGAGAAGGAAGCCATGCAGGACTTAAAATGTTTGCATCAGCCATTGGCTCAAGACAAAACGGTAGTGATGTAGATGCTACTATTGATTTAGGTTTTTCGGGAGGACGCTTTAAAGACCTCTACCTCGGTGGCGGTGTTGTAGACACAACAACTACAGTATCTTACGCATCTTCTATAGCTCTTACCTATGACAATGGTGCAATACAGACAGTCACTCTCACAGGCAACGTGACGTTTACTGATAGCTTGGCAGATGGTGAAGCTATTGTGCTTATGCTTAATGCAGGTGCATCGCATACTGTAACTTGGACGGCTGTTAATTATTGGGTTTCATCAGGTGGTAATGCTGCACCAACCTTAACTGCTAAAGACACAATCGTTCTTTGGAAAATTGGATCAGATGTATATGCGGCATACGCAGGATCATTTGCATAAGGAGTAAAAATGGCGATTACATACACTTGGACTATACCCACAGTTGAGCGTAACTTATCAGATGGTGGTATTACTGTTATTCATTGGCGTTGTACTGGTACAGAAACAGTAGGGTCTGGCGATGATGCTGTAACCTACACTGCGTCTAACTATGGCACAACAGGCCACACACCAGATGCTGATGCTGCCGACTTCATTGCATATGACGATGTGACTGAGGCTAACTGCATCGCGTGGGCGCAAGCTGCGCTAGATCAGGACGCAATTGAAGCAGCTATTGCTGATAACATTGGCGTTCAGAAAACACCAACCACAGGCTCGGGGACACCTTGGGCTGCATAACTTAACGAAAGGAGATCAACATGGTTAAAGATAAAAAGACCATAAAGATTGACGATATAGAATACACAGAAGATCAACTAACAGATGAAGCAAAAGCTTGTATAAATCACATTGGGTCTTTGGATCAAAAGATAGGAAGCACACAGTTTAATCTAACTCAGTTGCAAGTAGGCCGTGAGGCTTTTGTACAAAGACTAAAGGCAGAACTAGAGGAAGCTAATAATGGCGAAGCTAGCTAAGTTTCTACAGGCGGTTGCAGGTGCAGCAGGTGGCGCAGGTCTTGATGTAGATGATGTGTTTAGCACTTTTTTGTATGACGGTACTGGTGCTACACAAACAATTACCAACAACATTGATTTGAGTGGCGAAGGTGGTTTGGTTTGGACTAAACGTAGGGATTCGTCAGGTGACCATGTTCTTTATGACACTGAAAGAGGTGTTTCTGGAAACGATGCCCTTCGTGCCAATACAAATGGTGCAGCATTTTCTGGGAGTATGTCATCATTTAACAACAATGGATTTACATTAGATAGTAACACTGCATCAAATACTTCTGGCGCAGAAATGTTATCTTTTTCATTTAGAAAAGCAGAAAATTTTTTTACGATTGTAGAGTGGACAGGAAATGGAAATAGTACCCAGACAATAGCACATGATCTTGGCGCAACACCAGATTTAATTATTACAAAAAACAAAACCTTTGGAAGCGGAGTTATAAGTTGGTGGACACCAACAAGAAGAAGATTTCAACTAGATCACGAAAATGCAAGCAATGCTGCTGCTACATATGATGAAGGCTCTGTTACCTCAAGAGACAGCACAAACTTTTACGTTAGTCTGCAAGGTAGTGGCTATAGTGCAGGGCGTAATGGCGATACATTTGTTTCTTATCTTTTTGCAGGGCATGATGGTGATGGAACTTTTGGTGCAGACTCTGATCAAGATATTGTAAAAATTGGTCAATACACTGGTGACGGAACAACTGACGGTTCAAACACTATAAACCTTGGATTTGAGCCTCAACTGCTATTTATAAAAAATATCTCCGACAGCCAAGAGCCACGAATGTTTAATAACATGTCAGGTTTTGGAGTCGATAAATCTGTAGCTGTTAGATATACTGACACTACAGCAGAAAGTACAATAAATGTTTGCACAACTAGTACTGGATTTGCATTAAAAAACTCTAGTACTGGAGTTAATGCAAACGGTAACCTATATGCTTATTTTGCAATCAGACGTGGCCCACTCGCAGAGCCTACAAGTGCGACTGATGTGTTTGCTATTGCGACTAGGGATGGCACAGAGCCTAGCTTTGATAGCAGTTTCCCTGTTGATTTTGCATTAACTAGGACGGTTAATACTGCTGATAATTGGTGGGCAGCATCACGGTTAAATCAAGGTAATTACCTGCAAACAAACCGTACAAATGCAGAAGCAAGCGCAAGTTCTTTGCAGTTTGATTACATGGATGGATGGAACTCAAACACTGGAGCAAACTCAAACTTATATGCTTGGATGTGGAAACGTGCACCCTCGTATTTCGATGTGGTTTGTTATGACGGAGATGCAACATCCGCAGGGCAATCAAGAACAATATCGCACAATCTTGGTGCAGTTCCAGAAATGATGTGGATTAAATGCCGTAGCTTTGCAGAGAATTGGGCTGTGTATCATTCTGGAATTGGCGCAACAAAGTATTTAAATTTAAATGGTACTGCGGCAGCCGCAACAAGTGGCAATTGGTGGAGAAATACAGCCCCTACGGACAGTGTATTTACCATAGGTCATCAAGACGATGTTAATGCAAACGGTGAAACTCACATAGCCTACCTCTTTGCGACAGTCGCAGGTGTATCTAAGGTAGGAAGCTTTAGCCATACTTTTGGGTCTGCAACAAATGTAGACTGTGGGTTTTCTAACGGAAGCCGTTTTGTTTTACTTAAACGTACTGACAGCACAGGTAATTGGGAGGTGTATGACACAGAACGTGGGCTTGTTTCTGGTAATGATAGTCTATTAAGGCTCAATACCACTGATGATCAAAGCGTAGGCCATGATGCTATTGACCCACTCTCTTCTGGTTTTTCTATTCCATCATCAGGTTTAGATACTGGTAACTACATCTTCTACGCAATCGCATAATCAACTGACGAAAGGAGTATCAACTTATGTCAGAATACAGAGAACGAACAACAGGTGAAGTTAAAACGCAAGGGCAATGGAGAGCAGACTTTCCAAATATGTCTCTTCCAAAAGTGTGGACTAGCAATGTCTGTGATGCAATGAATATTGATCCAGTATTGCCAAGTCCTCCTTCTACAACAACAGCATATCAAACAAGTGTGCGTGATGGTGTAGAACAAGATGCAAACGGCAACTGGGTTGAGAAATATGTTGCTAGAGACATGTTTGCTGATACGACTGAGGATGGCGTTACGACTACCAAAGCAGAGCACGAAGCTGCATATCAGGCAACGCTAGATGCAAGAACAGCCGAAGGTCACAGAGCCACACGTAACAAACTTTTAGCTGATACTGATTGGACGCAAATGAATGACAGTCCGTTGGCTAACGATGTTAAGACACAATGGGCCACCTATCGGCAAGAGCTAAGAGATATGTCTGATTTAGATGCGTGGCCGAATTTGTCGGATGAAGACTGGCCTGTGTCTCCATGATGGAAAAAGCTGCTATCATAATTGCTATTTCTGTGCAGTTTGGTGGCCTTGTTTGGTATGTCAGCACACTTGATAATAGTGTTGAAGTCAATGCTAGAGAGATAGCTAGACATGAGATTAGTATAAATAAACTAGAAGATACTGCTCAGTCTCAAGCTTTAATGTCAGCTAGAATAGATGAGAATATAAAAGCTATTCGTGAAACTTTGGAGAAAATGGCGGCTGAGTAATGGACCCAGTTTCATGTGTAGCTTTAGCAACAGGTGCGTATAAAACACTCAAGGCTGCGATAAGCACAGGAAAAGATATTCAAGAAATGACAGGAACTTTGTCTCAATGGGGCAAGGCTTTTTCTGATTTTACTAATCTTGAAGAAAGAGAAAAAAACCCTCCGTTTTGGAAGAAAACATTTAAAGGTTCTGATGAAGAGACTGCTCTTGAGATCTTTGCTAACAAAAAGAAAATGGAACAAATGCGTGAGGAGATTAAGGATCATATTTCTTGGAACTATGGACCTGCTGCTTGGAAGGAAGTCCTTGCAATAGAAGCTCAGATGCGTAGGCGTAGGAAAGAAGAGCTATACAAAAAACAAGAACGTATAGATGCAGCAATTAATTTTAGTATTGGTGCAATTATTTTTTTAATTAGTGGCGGCATACTGTTTTTGATATTTTATTTTATTGGTAAATATCAGGGGCGATGGTAGTTGAGAGGAATGGTAGATACACTGTATATGACAAACAAGGTAAGGTTGTTATCATTACAAGAGAAAGTAATATAGCTAAACATTATGAGGATAAGATAAATGGCACACACAATAGTTGATGATTGGAAGATAATACCGAGGCTAATGATGCTAGCTGTAACTGTTCTTACATATCAAGCTGTTCATTGGTACATGGCATTGCCTTCTCCAAGCTTAGAGCAATCTGGATTAGTGTCCGTTTGCATGGGTGCATTGACAGGATGTTTTGGTATTTGGATGTCAAAAGAATCTGCAACAACAAAGGGAGGTAGCAATGCTACAATCACTGATAGGTCCGATCACTGAGCTAGCAGGTGGTTGGCTCAAAGGTAAAGCAGATGCACAGGCGGCTGCTGCTAATTTAAAGCTAGTCGAGGCCGAGGCCAAAGCAACCATCATGAAGTCTGCTGCTACGAGCGAGGCTGAGTGGGAGAAACTCATGGCGCAGGGAACGATGAACTCGTGGAAAGACGAATATCTCGTTCTACTTTTCTCTATCCCACTTATTTTAGTGTTTACCGGTGAATGGGGGCGTAACGTTGTTGCAGAGGGCTTTACAGCGTTGGAACAGATGCCTGAGTGGTATCAGTATACATTAGGTGTTATCGTAGCCAGTAGCTTTGCTGTGCGTTCTGCTACTAAGTTTTTTAAAAGGAAGTAAAATGGGATTTGAATTATCAAAGAGAAGTAACAACAGACTAAACACTGTTGATCCTCGTATGCAGTATGTTGTTCGAGAAGCGATCAAGCTAACCAAGATTGACTTCGGAGTGATATGCGGCAAACGAACTGAAGCAGAACAGCGCAAACTAGTTGAATCTGGTGCAAGTCAAACAATGAAAAGCAAACACCTTGATGGAATAGCCGTTGACCTTATGGCTTACGTAGGGTCAAGAGCCAGTTGGGAACTCAATCTATATGATGATATTGCTGACGCAATGGCTAAAGCTGCACGTAAGTTTGACATCGGTGTATGTTGGGGCGCTGCATGGGCAACACCATCTGATCCATACCCAATGGACATATCCAAATGGGATGGGTCAATGGAAGATGCAATGAACGCATACGTTGACTTGAGAAGATCACAAGGACGCAGACCATTCATTGATGGACCACACTTCGAATTGATAATCTAAGTATTATCTGGATCTGTGCTCATTGAATCTATGCCACGCTGTATCATGTCTTTGTTCATGGCGTGGCATACATCTAATAGTTCCATGTAAGCTTTGAGAAAGTGCTCCATTTCTTTGTTGCCAATCATCCATCGATCATGTGGCAAGCCTCTGTGTGCTCTTTCAATAATTTTATTTGCGGTCTTGAAGTAATCAGGTAGTTCCATGTCTCTCATTCCAATGTAATATTCTATGACAATTGGGACAGAGTGGTATACACTTTGCTGCTTCTTTGTAAGCTCGAGCGTACTGTCCCTTATTTACAAACGTGCTTACTTCAGCTTCTTTTTTTGAGTCACCTCTATGGTGGAAGTCAATCAAAGCAGGATGCTGTATACCACAATGTTGACAACTAAGTGAAGCTTTAAATGCTAACCAAGCATCATGTCGCTTTCTTTTATTTTTTTTATTTGCTTCAATAACTTTTTCTCTATTGCGTCGATACCATTTACGTCCGTACTGACGTTGGTATTCTTTTCTTTTTTCTAAATCTTTAAGTGGCATCTTTTGGTCTAGGCATTGGCTTGACCAACTGCTTTGAAAGAAGTGGTGTGCGTTGGCAAGTCATCATTATTTTTTTACCGTAGGTGTCCATTAGTTCAAAGTATATACCATCTAGTATACCTCTGTTCATAGCAGAGTAACATTGTTCTTCGCTTGGGAAGAGAATACTTGTTGACATCCTCTCTCCCTCAACCCAGTAATGAATAACAAGAAAGGTCCAGAATAAATTTATCATTGCATTTCCCAAGGTGCTGTTGATAGTGTAACTGTTTTCTTTCTGTACACTGTATCACACTTTGTCATTTCTTCCCCATACTTTTTCTTGAATGATATTCCGTGGTAGTGTGCAAAGCGTCTAAGCTTGTCTTTGTCCATACCAATCTTTCTTGCTGTCTCTGCGACAGTGTGCTTGCTGCTGAACTTTAGTATTAGTTCTTTTACTTCACGCTTATGGCGTACTTTCATTTGTGCATATGTTTCCATTTATACCTCCTGATAAAAAGACCTCCCCGAAGGGAGGCCAGTTGTGTCAACTAGTAGGGAACGGAGAAGAAAACCTACTAAGCGTGACTGCTATTAGAATGGGATCTCATCATGTCCTACTGATGATTTACCCTCTGAGTATTGACCCTTATCCAACTTGTCAGACACAGCGAAAGACATATACGGTTTATCGTCCTTCATTTTCTTCCAAGCTGCAAGTCTTTTATTATCAAAGAGTGGTCCAGTGTAATCTGGTGAACCCTCTTTTGCACCTTCATTCTGAAACAAGACACCAACTTTCTGATATATTTCAACCACTTGTTTACCATCTTTTGTTTCATCCATAACACAAGTAACCTTCATGTCAGTACCATCACTGTTGATCTTACCTTGCAAGATAAGTCTTTGTGTTGGAAATGGTGTGAAGGCTGCGCCTGTATTTGTGTTGTCGTAATCTGCCATGCTTCTGGCTCCTTTCTCAAAGTTAAGTGGGTGGTTCTTGGGGAAACCTGCCACCCATCAGGCCGTATAACCATTAAAGATATAATGTACCCCAAGAATTAGAAATTAATCTCTTGAACATTCCCTCCTGTTCGCGGCTTACTTGGGGAGCCGCTCACCTTTCGGGAAGCATCGTTACCATCATCATCTTCAGTAGGAAGATTGAGAATGGATAGTATACCATAGCGTCTAGCGTAGGTAATAGCACTGCCCAAGCCCTGCATGTCCTGCTTGCTCAAGACAACAGGCACTTTGGTCTGCAAAGTAAACCCACTCTCATGGAATAGCTCAGTAGATACATACGCACCGAACTCATCCTTGCCGCAGATATGACTCAGGAAGAATCCGTTGTTTTGCAATGGTGGTGTTACTGCTTCGATAACATCCTCGAGCGTAGCGTAGTGGCTCTTGAAGTGAGGATTGCTGCCTTTCTTTTTGATAGGCTGTATTTCATTACGCACTTTGATTAATAACTTGACGTGATCTTTCATTGATTTCTCCTTGTTATTCTAAGTGATCCACGTTTGTCTCGTTTCACCGAGATCTGGTCGTTGTATACTTCTCGTTCGTTATCACCGACCATTTGCTTAAGGTCTTTCTTTGCGTTTTCAAAGACCCTATTCTTTTCGTAGTAGTTGACGTATGTGATTGCGGCATAGCAGAACTGGTTATCTCTGCTTGCGTCTCGCACCACCATGTTGTCGATCGGGATGTGGTTTGTGCTGAGTGTCGGTGTGTCAATACCAATCGGCTCTTCATTGCGTAACACGTAACCCCAGAAGTCTGACACCACTGCCCACATTGAATTGAAATACTCATCATCGTATGAGACAAATGCTGACTCCCATTTATTGTTCCCAAAAATTACTGACATCCATATACCCTCAGAGTTAGATAGATAGCAGTACAGTTGTAGTTGCGGCATGTAGTATTTGATAACATCATCCATGTTGTTGTAAGCATTGGTATGCTTTGCCTCTACTGGGTTGTGACCATTCATTGCGTCAACAGTACCCTTGACTTTGACTTTACCAATCTCTTGCTCGTAAGCAGATTGAAAGCCACCAAGCACACACCCATGCTGATTAGCAAACCAATCCAAGTTGAACTGCTCAGTATGTACGCCAAGTTGAACAGCAATATTATCAGACAAATCTTCTGGCTCAACACGACCGGTCTTTACCTGCCATAGTTCTAGCCAGTTACCCTGCATAATTTTTACACAGTCAGAACCGCCTATAAAACCTTTACGCTCCATTAATTATCTCCGTCATTGTAAGGTCTTGTGTACTGCGTTTGTGCAGTAGGGTCAAGGTATTTCTTGAAGTCATCTTCAGTTATATCTGTCATCTCAATAAGTTGTTTCTTGCCTTTGCCTTTGAGCCAATGCTCACCGACATCTTCTCCATTCTTAATTCGATTAGCCATAATCTTGTGCGTATCAATACGCCAAGTTGATTTGTAATATTCAGCAGCTAAACTTGGAGAGGTACTGGCACGTTTGACATGTGCATCCCAAGACGCACCATCACCTGACAGTCTTTTGAACTGAGCCATTATGTTACCTCCCAATACAAAGCATAATGCTTCCCTTCTTTGTTAGCTATCATGGCTTTATCAATAACCATGCCGCTATCTTTTAGGTCTTTGATACGTGCTGCCAATCTAAAGCAGCCGAACATTTCTAATGCTTGTATTGCGTTGATAGTATAACCTTTTTCAAGGTGAGCTTTGATCGCTTTGTTCTGTGATTCCATCTTGATTCTCCATTAATTGTTCAAACATTTCACCAGACATAATTACTAATGTTTGCGGAGTTCCCCTCCGTCTTTTATAGAAGGCTATGTCTCGACCTTCTAATACTTTGAATGGGCTTGGGAAGTTTGATACATCCCTATACTTTACTTCTCCCACCAATTCTTTTCCTTTGAGTTCGAGCTTGATGTCTCCCGAATACTCTCCTCCCAAGCTACCACTGAGCGGTTGCCTTTTCGCTTTGATCCCGATTTCCGTGAGCCATTTGACAAACCACTTTTCATGGTAAGTTCCCTTAGTTTTGTTTCTATTAGCCACGGCTCATCCTCATAACAGTGCAAACATACAAACCAATGCTTTACCATTGTTGCTTCATGATTGCCTTTTAGTATTGCAACATACCAATATGTAGTGTCTCCACATAATTTGCATCTTGCTGGTTTACCTCTTAATCGCTTCGATGTCATACTCTAACGCTTCCAACCAACACATTAACATAAAACCAGAAGGCATACGCTTGAACTGCTCCCACTTGTGAACCAAAGATTCAGTGCAACCAATCTTACGCGCTAAGCTTTCTTGGCTTAAGCCCCTTTCGTGCCGAGCGTCTATCAACAACCTGACCAGAGTCTCGTAGTTGTTTGGTACGCTTGGCCGCTTCGTCTCTTCTGTGCTGCTCATCTATCGCATCTAAAACAGAACATGCAGTATCGAATCGCATCTCTGTTGTTCCATTGATTGTTCGGTAGTATGTAGAAGTCGGAAGTCCTGCCATTTTAAATGCGTGGAATAAGTCTACGCCTTTAAGTTTTGCTTGATCTCTGACTGTATCTAAGTATGTCTGCATACTGCATGTATGGAGCAACACAAAACCAGATGTCAAGGGCGGCAATAGGGAGACACACACCGCCCATGACATTTTTACTATACCTCCTCTGTTATTTCATTCAAGTTCTGCCCAGTGCCTAAACAATCTGGGCAATCAATTTGATCTACGTCAATAACTCCAACGTCACGATCAAAACTCATTGGTCTGTGAACCTCACGCTCAATATAACCATCGCCACCACATTCTTTGCAGAACATATCTTCAACCTCCTTATGCTCGAGAGGTTCCCAGAAAACTTTTCTGAATATGTCATTCAACATGTGATCCATTGCATCAATATGGGATTTCGTCATTTAGTTCCTCCAGACTTTCTTGATAGCGTTCTTCCCACGCTGCTATTGCTCTGCGTTCAAACTTATCCGCATCGAATCTTGGGTTCATGCGTTTAAGTTTTTTCGATAGCTCCTTAATATTGGTAGGCCAGTGCATGAATGGTGCGATTTCATCCGCAACAAATTCAAAGTCTCGTCTAGTCCAACGTGCCATTTGTTTTCTCCTGTTTGGTTGGCATTACAACAATAAGCTTATCATCAAGCCATTCTTTATTTTCTTTTGTGTTGCCCATTTCTTTTAGGCACTTTTCTTTCAAAAGCTTTTCTAACTCATTCATCATCTTTCTCCTTTTCCCATTGTTCGTGGAACTCTCTCCAAACTTTTATCTTTGCTTTTCTAATTGCAATAAAGTCAGATAAATAAATATCTTCAATGTTATCCCAAGTATCAAAGAGTTCAGTCACAGCATCATACAAATTACGATAGAGTTTTTCTTGATGCTTGTTCATTAGTCCATCCTCGTAATAAAATAATCATTCTCTTCTGGCACTGGCAGTGCAACAATAGCGTATTCGAAAAAGTAAACTGTTCCCACTGGCGTATCGTATGCAGCAAGATAATCCATATCTTCATCTTCTTCGTATTCTGATATGAGTTTCTTGCCGACTAGTTTTGAGCCAAACTTATATAGTTTACCAAAGCCATACTTCTCCGTCATATACTCAACCAGATCACATTGCTTGTGCTCATCATCTGGTTGAGCGCAGAAGTCTCTTACCCAGTATGGTAAGAAACCTAATGCTTGCACGGCTCTGTGATGATTTATTGGATCTATCTCAGGGTTAATAATTAACATCTATATTCTCCTTTATTAATAACAGTATGCTAGCTGCTTAGTTGCAGCTAGTCATTAGTTACGTAACGTCACAAAGTGATGATGGCTTACGCCACCATCTTCTTTATGTTCGCTACTTTCTCGGCGAGATCGGCTGACACCTTGCGCTGTCTGCGCTCAGGTGTCCACTCCTCACCATCGTGTATTATCATATACACAGCGAGGTCTGCCTCATGTCTCTCGTCAAGATGCTCGAGTTCCTCTTGCATCTTTTCAATGCGAGTACAGA